CGTTCCTTCAATCGTAATCTAATACTTCTTTCAGCAGTGCTACCTGTAGTGTCTGTCATCTGACAAAAGAAAGTATACTCAACATTGTTTGATCCACCAGATATATTTATAGTTGCTACCGTATCAGTATTTGTTTGAGATACATTTTGTATTGTATCTGTTACTGCACTACTAGAAGCACTAGTTAAGTTCTGCCCAGCATTTAATCTTGTTTTTACATTGTAGACGTTAGACTTAACAAACCATATAACTGAGTTAATCTTTGCTGTATCTAAAAATCTAGACCAGTCTACACTGTAGTCTAATGTTTCATCAGGGTCTTTACTAGGCCAACGAAAACTCATTTATTAATCCTCATTTGCGTACACAACTCTATCGGCTGATGTCGGCTTTCTTTCTATAGATACAAGTCTATCTTGTGATTTAACTAAAACAGTTCTATCCCTAGAGCTAATCGTATTCTTAATATCTACAAAGACTAGTCTTTTTTCTTGTCTTACTAGTACTGTTCTCTCGGCTGGTGTTGATGGCATTATGCAGCCCTCGGTAGTAGAACAGTTCTTCTTTTGTTATACCTATGTTTAACTGCTTCGTAATCAAACTGTATAGATGTTACATTTCCTACTGGTAAATTTATTATAGCAGAAGAAGATACACTTGCTAGTTTTTCAGTAACAGTTACATCAATACTACCTAGTGATATTGTTGCAGCTACACTTTGTAGTGCCTCATCTACAGTAGCTTCTGGTTCTGCAATACTACCAGTTAATTCTAGACCTACTATCTCAGCTTTAGAAGATGACCTAGCGGTTACGGAAGGAGCACCTAATGTGCCAACTACTGTTCCTAGTTTCTCAGATACATTAGGTTTAATTGTACCTATTGTAAATGTAGCTGTTACACTTAGTAAGCTTTCAGAAGTCTTAGCTTCTACTGTAGCTATTGCACCTGTTGCAGATACACTTGCTAGAGTTTCGCTTATATTTACTTTGAGTGTACCTATCGCACCTGTAGCTGATACACTGTTTAAGTCTTCATCTACCTGTGGCTCTATTGTGCCTATAGCACCTGTAGCCGTTACACTTCCTAGTTCTTCTGCAACATTTTCTTTTACTGTGTTGATGCTGCCTGTAGCACTTACACCAGTAAGTGTTTTACTTACACCTACACCTAGAGAACCAATTGCACCTGTTGCTGATACACTGAGTAGGTTCTCAGATATGTCAATTTCAAAGCCACCAACGCTTACAGTTTCTATTGCGCCAGTTGCACCGACCCCTGTTAGGCTTACATTAGGTGCTACTTTACCGTATCTAGCAGCCCCATGCCTACCTGTGCCATAAAGAGCATCAGAGGAGTCATAGAAAGACATTTGTTAGGCGATACGTATTACTGCAGTACTTGCTCCTGCTGCAGGAAATTCTATAGTCAAGTCACCTGCTGTAGCACTTACTGTACCACCAAAGTCTATTACGCATATTGCTTTATTAGATGCAGAGGAATTGTAAATAATACAACCTGCTGCTGAAGTTGTTACATTAGAAAATACTTCATCTGCAAAGTCTACGATAGCAGTTGTACCATCTGCTGTAATAGCAGCACTATCTAGGTTTTGTCCACCTGCAGTATAGTTAGTACCTGATGCTTCGTCAGAGTTTCCTGTAACATCTGAGTAATTAGTTGTTGCTGCGCCATATGTACCAGACATACCGCTTTTAATTAGTGCAAGCTTTAAAGTATGGGTATCCATATCATGGACCGCACCAAGAAGTTCTTGTTTAAAACTTGTACACATTGCCGTTGTGATAGCCATGCTTGAATCCCTTTGTTATAAGTACAATGGGGCCAGCAGTTAGCCAGCCCCAAAGAATTATCTATGCGAGTAGATCTCGGTCTACTTCATCTGCAGCCTGTGTACCCATGCTATCCACGTCCATTAGACATGCAAATACACGAATTTTACCTGCTGTATCTGGTGTCGTACCTATCAACAACATGTCAATAGTATCTGCCCCTGTTATAATTGGGCAAGCAGTGTTAGCAAGAGTACTATAAGTACCTGCTGTAGCACTTGTGATAGCCATACCATCAACAAATGCGTCAACGTCACCACCTGTGATACCTAGATCAAAGGTTGCACCACTACCGCCTGTAGGTGCTACTGTGATTTCAGCACCTGCAAACATTACAGCAGTGTTAGCACCAACAGTGATACATTCGATAGTATCGGCTGCTGCCAAGGCTGAACCTTTAGCTGTTGCTGCTGCGGCTAAGTCAATTTCGACTTCAACCATATAAGGCTTCTTACTTGGGTTGCCCCTTCCACCTTCTGCTGCTTTGAGAGTATTTACGTTAGCCATAAGTCAATCCTCCCCTTACGCTGCGTTATATTTAGCAGTAACGATTGCTTCTGGACGAAGAATCTTTCTGCCATATAAGTGCATACCACGAACAATATCAGCAAAGCTGTCAGGGTCACGATATGTTTCTGTTTTACTGATCTGCTCTGCAGTAGCTACTGCTGAGTCATGACCAGCTACGATAACACCAAAGTCAGTGTTTTGGTTTGCATTACCAGTTGTACCAGATCCACCACCTACTTGAGGTAGGTTACTAGATGAGTATACACGGAAACCGTGGAAGTTACTCACAGCAAGACCATTACGTAGTCCACCTGATTCACCGAAATCAGCATTGAAGAAACGAGAGTCTTCGTCTGCAAGAATTTCCATGAATACTGGATCGACCACTAACCAACGTCCAGCTTTATCAACTTGTTGTTGATCAAGTAAACGTGCCATTCTAGCTACAACCATTGATGGTGAAGCTGTAGCAGTTGGAAGTGCAGTAGCACCCGGCATACGTGCTGCTAGTGGGATCGAGTGATCACCAGCAGAACTAGTTGTGATGTTGCCAAATGAATCCTTACGGAGTTTCATTGAAGTCAACAACTCATCTGTACCAGCAGTTGATACAGCTACTGTACCATTTGTTTGGTCATTAACAGTATCTGCTGTTGAGTGCAATGCTGACTGTTTGAAACCTGATAGATAGCCAAGAACTTCTTGGTCATGCTGATCAGCTAAACGGTAAGCTGCACGATTGGTTGCAAGATCCATAAAGTTGACGTGTGAGTGTGCTTCCTCGATGTCATCAATTTTAAAAGCATAGTAGTTTGCTTTATCAACAACTAGAGAGAAGTCCTCATCGTCTAGGTCTTGTGCATTAACCTGAGTTCCACGAGCATATGCGCTAACAGAAATTTCAGGCTCTTTGATGATTTTCACTGTATCGCCTTGAGCAGCAATCTCTCCGAAGTAATCAGAGTTTGTGATATCACCAACAACGGTACTCTTACGGAATGCAAGTTGTACCTTTTTGGAATAGATTATGGAACTAAAGTTACCATTAGGTAAGTTACCATAACCCGATGCTGATGTAAAAGCCATGTTAAATCCTCCATGATATTTGGCTTCGGGTTACAAAGCTAAACACCTGTAAGAGGCTGATCGTTTTCTAGGGTGCATGTAAAATATCCAGTTGGCCTACCAGATATCAATGGGCCTATACTTGAACAGGTAGTTCTTAGTAGTTTAGACTTAGTATATGTATTTGGAAAAATGTTATAGTAATAAGAGGTAGTCTATTCAGAGGCTCTTAAACTATACGTACTTAGTTATATGCACTTGAAAGTATTTGTCAACACTTATCGAGCACTACCAGTAAGATCATACACGAATTTTCCTGTTCGCATAGCCTTACTAATCTCTTCTTCACGCTCTTCAAACTCTTTAGAAGACATTTTCTGAACGTCAGATTCTTTTAGAGTTGCTCCACCCTCAGTAGGATCTACTTTAGTTCTAGAACCTTTACTGATGGATTTAGCAGCATCTTTTGTTTTAGCTTTCTTTGCTTGAACTGTTTCACCATTATCTATCTTATATAGATCTATAACTCTAATAACAGAAGCTGGGTCATCCATGTTTTCATAGAGAGCATCTTTTACCCATCTAGGTTGTTGCTCTGCCCAGTTGTGAAACTCATCTGATTGTCTTAGTGTATCAAAGGTAGGATGTGCTTCTCGGATCTTAGCTTCAGCAGTTTTACGTTCTGTTTCGTACTGTAGTTCATCTAATTTAGAAAGACGATCCTCAGCTTTTTTGAACATCTCCTGAGCTTTCTTAGCTGCAATAGTTTCTACTATACCTGCTACGTCTGGATACTTCTTTGACCAATCTTCAATATCTTCGTCTGATTTAGGTGGTACAATAGACTCACCCTTCATTCTAGTTTCGAGTGCTTTTAGTTTTTCGTTCCACTCTTTTTCTTTGTCGGACATATGCCGTCTAAGATCACCGTATCGCTTCTTAAAAGATTTTTCTTCAGGGTTTAAGTCTGAGTCATCTTCTTGTGCTTCAACCTCAGGGTTGGCTTCTTCTTGTTTGGAACTATCCTCGGCCTGTACTTCGGTTGTCTCAGATCCTTTGCCATCGGGTTCATTCTCTTCAACTTCTTCGCCACGAGCCTCTGCCTCTAATTTAGCAATCTCTTCTTCTTCTTTTTTCATACGTTCTTGTTTAATTGCGTAGTTACTTCCACGCTGTACAAAACCAGCTTTCTTCGATGTTTCTACTGCTTCTAATTCAGGCATATGTTTTCTCCTTATGTTGGGGTCAGCCGTAGCTGAGTAGCCTTATAGTTATTTGGATTGACTAGAAGTTTATCGTGCACCTAGACCAGCACGTTGCATTTGATCACCCATAGGTTGTGGTTTAGCTTGAGCCATTTCAGTTGGCATACCTTGTGCAGGTTGATCTGTACGTTCTGCACCAAACAATCCAGACATCTCTGGTCCGAATAGTTTACGTATGACATCTCCTACAGGACTGTCAGCAGCATCACTTGCTATTGTTTTCTCTTCATCAGAAAGTTCATTGAACCTTCCACGTATAACATTTTTATATTCTTCTAAAGTAGTTGTTTCCATTACACTTCCTCTTTTACGAAAAGACCAACTAAGAATGTTTGTATTGCACGATAGTAATATCTACTTGCAACCTTAATAGTGAAAGGACGTTTACCATTTGCCCACTCTATACATTCTTTAAATTCTTTATATACTGTTTCTGCAGTTCCATTTGCGATATGTTTACGACCTAAGTATCTGTAGCCTTTACGCATTGTCTCACCCCACCATTTATCGTGAAGTGTTTTCTTACACCATTCTACAGCATTAGCTTTATCATCTCTTTGGAATGCACCGCTTGCTACAGCATGAGTAGCTATGACACAACCACTCGCAGAAGAAGATGCTGATGGAGATGATCCACCGCCTCCTCCTCCACCGCCAGAAGAGCTACCACCACCTCCACCACCGCCAGATGATTTAGCTTGGTTAGATTTTTGTTGCATCTTTTTGTCATAGTCTTTATCAGCAAAAGCGACTTTTTGAACTTTACCATTTATACTTACTGCTTGACCATGCTTACCATCTGCTGCTGCTGCTGCTAAACTGCTATAAGTTTTAGTACCACCACTAGAAGAACCACTAGAAGAACTACCAGAAGATGTACTTGTTATAGGTGAGTTATTCTTATTACCATTGTTATCTGTTGTAGCTACTGTCTTACCAAAGAATTTATCTTCTTTCTTAGCTTTACCTAAGTTCTTAGCTGTTAAAGCACTACTACCAAGTTCAATAACTTCATCCATAGAACTACTACCTAGAGTCATGTTACCAAACTTATGACCAGCATTCTTTAATGCAGCAGTTTTTGTAGCTGCTTCTGAAGTTTTACCTGCTGCTTTGAGATCTTGTATTTCTTTGATAGCATCAGCGTTATTAATTGCGAAGTCATCCTTTGCAGCATTAGACGTAGCTACTAGACTAAAGTGGTTTGCTATAGCTGAGTCTCCACGATCAACAGCATTATCAAAGTGTTGTTGCTGTTTAACATCTAGGTTACCTGACAGTGCTTTCGTTACTGGGTCTTTTGTAAAGCCTTGAACACCTTCAGCAGATATAGAATCTGACATACCTATATAGTCTGATACTTCATACTTTGTTTCATACGCATCGTAGAAACCAGAACCAAACATATCAGACATGGCTTCACCCATCTCTTTACCTTCAAAAGGTTTTGTGATACCTTCTTTAATAGCTTGCGCCCCAGTAATACCATCTAGAGTTTTCTGTGCTTCCTCTGGGCTAATACCTAACTCTTTAGCTTTCTTTAAGTAAGCTTCTTCAATATTATTTAAAGTTTTCTTAGCAATAGCAGAAGCAGGTAAACCTATACCCGGTAATACCATAGCAATACCTTGGCCTACTTTTGCTTTTCTATACTCTTCTAATAGTTTTGATCCGTCAGTGTCTGCTTTCCATGTATCAGACTTTGGATCTAAAAGATTATTAAAGTCTTGTACTCTTTTCTTTTCTTTGTTAGTCTTTAGTGTTTCTAGCTTTTTAGCTTGTACTTTTCTATCATCATCATCAGAGCCGCTACCACCTGCTGACTTTGTTTGACCAACACCACCTGAAATGTCATCCGTTGGATCAGGTGTTTCTTGAACAATTTCAGTTCTATTCTCTGGTGTATCTTCTTTAAACTCGTTAAAGTCTGCTGGAACAGAACTTATTGGTTTGCCATTAAGCATAAGAACTTGTATACGCCTACCGTCTTCATGAAAGTAGAATACTGACTTCATACCACTTTTATCACCAGTACCTATTTGATCAGTTGGAGTTTTAACACCTATATCTTCTTGAGCAAGATTAGTAGGAGAACTTGTTCCAGTTCCTTCCTTGTCTATACCATATATATTAGTTGATGTAGGATCAATGTCCTGTAATAATTTCTCTGGTGGTTTGACTGGATCAACTGTAGGTCCAATAGGATTACCAAAAGCGTCTGTCATACCACCTGTATTAAATCCTACAGGTTTATTATATTCTGTAGGCTGTGGTTTAGGTGGAGGCATCTGCTGACCCATCATCATAGGTTGAGGTGGTTGTGGTTGCATTGGGGTCATACCACCTTCAGCCATACCCATAACTTCACCAAGTAGTCTCATCTCATCTTCTGTTAGGTCATCACCTTCAGGTGTTGGTTGCCCACCTATACGTCCTTCTTCCTCTAACTCAGCCATCTCTACTTTAGCGTTGTCTCTTAGATCTTCGAAGAACCTTAGACCGTAGAACTTAAGGACATCTGCAGGAACTACATATTCCCCTTCAGATAACATAGTGGGTATATCATCTCGTACTTCTTTAGCTGTAGATCCTGGTGGTATTTCATTACCTGATACAGGATCAATTGCATCTACTTCCCCACCTAATGCATATCCCATGTTCATGTCATCTTTCATTGCTATACCACCTTCTTTGAATTTGTACCTTACATCACTTGGAATATCTACACCTGTCTGAGTTGGAAGAGGTGCTGGAGCTTCTGCTTTCTTCCAGTACTCAACGCCTCTAGCATATGCACGATCACCAATAACCGTTACTTCCTTAGCACCCTTTACAGCTTGCCCTGTCTTTAAATCAATAAATAAATGATGAGCACCTGGATTTAAACTTATCTCAGCTAGATCACCACCTTCATCTAAAAGGTTTTTATTTGGTACATACTCACCATCGACTGACATAGCAGGATACTTTGCTTTAGCCTCTGGTGTATCAATACCCTTAATACGAGAAGCAATAGCAGTACGTCCTTTTTGACTAACATTAAAAGTAACATTCTTAACAGTTGCAAAAGGTAAATAAGATAAAGCTGTTCCGCTAAAAGAACCTTTATGTAATGTTTGTAGTTTATCCAAACCCTTAGGCATGTCAGGTATTGTAGAATTTAGATTTAAACGAATACCTACTTTTGTACCTTCAGGTACTGCAGCATTCATAAGAGCATTTGCCCTAGTACTTCCTGCTGTAGCATTCTTAGCTTTCTCTACCATATCAGCAGCAACAGATGAATCGTATTCTTTTAGAAACTTACCATCTTGTAGTGCTTCGTTGATACCAATCTCTAGAGGATCAACAGCTTTCTTCTTAATAGAACCAACACCAAATGCAGAAGCAACATTAGGATCTACTTCGTAT